CACAACTAGACTAAAATCAAAAGTTAAGAAAAAAAGAAAAACTTACACAAAAAGAGAAAAATAATTTTTTTTCTCTTTTTAATCTACTGTTTTTTTATTTGTGTCTCCTAATTAGGGTTCACATCATCTAAAACGTGTTTTTTATAAAATATTGAATTTTTGCCTATGCAAAGAAAAACTCGCAATCCCTTTAATTTAGGGACTTTGCGAGCTATTTACCACAACATTGTTTATATTTTTTACCACTGCCACATGGGAATTAGTTTCTTGGCTTTTGGGGGCTTTTGGGGGCTTTTTTCGGCTTTTGGGAGCCCTTTTTTGCCCTTTTTTGCCCTCGGGAGCACTCGGGAGACCTCTCTAAAGGTATCTAAAAAGGTATCTAAAATCAAAAAAATAGCCTTTTTCGAATTTTTTTTGTATCCCTGTTTTTCCCATCAATTTACAATAAAAATTATACCATAAATTGAGACTTTTGTAAACTCCCAGAAAGTCCGAAATAACTTGACTTTTAGGGCATTTAGAGTGATTAATATTATACCTTTAAAAGGAGGTGTGTTATGGAGTTTATTGTGAAGCCTCATAATAAAATCGAATATCAAACCAGGAAGAAGCTTCTAAAGTGTAATTACATCGTGAAAGACATTTCTATTCGAATTACTGCAAAGAATCCTGATGATCTTATGATTCTGAAAATGCATAGAAAACTAATTGAAAAATCCATTGTTGATTTTCTAAATTCAAAGTCTGCGAAACTTTAAAACAAAATTGAAAGGGTGATATTATGAATGAATTATTAGAATTAAAAAAACTATTAGCTAATGATGATTTACTTTATTTGGAAACTTATAACAAAATAACTGGCTGGGTTGGGTGTGCTTCTTTCTATACTAACGGCGAATCTAAAATCTATGTTAATGAGGGAGATGGCTCTGGCTGTGATGATGCTGGTTATACTTTTGAAGAATTTTTAAATAAATACAATTATGTATTAAAAAGGGAGGTTGTCTAATGAAAGTTTATAAAAGTGAATTGGAATCACTAATTGAAAAGCTTCAGGCATGTGTCGATGAAATGGAAGATGCTGGTGTAGAAAGTATTTCTACTAGCTGTAACACTTATCGAATGAATAAATTTATCAGCTTTGGTTATAATGGTTATTTATCTCTTGATAATGACTATATTGAAGTTTCTGGTGATAACGATGAAGAATAATTATGCTTATGTTTCTTCTATGAGAAAAATCTTTACTCCTGGGCTTCGAATCAAACTTGAATCAATGAGGGATCCTTATGCTGTTCCTGACGGTACTTTGGGAACTGTCGACTTTGTTGATGATGCAGGTCAAATTCATATGAAGTGGGATAATGGTAGCTCTTTAGCTCTAATCTATGGCGAAGATGTCTTTCAAATTATACCTGATAACTGTGGAACTAAATTCGTAATCAAAGGCTTATTTAATGGTCAGGTTGTCTATTTTAATCGAATTGAAAATCAACATCTCTGGGGTACTGAAATGGATGTCAGGTATTGTGATAAAACTATCAACGGTGCTACTCTATTTGATTCAATGGAAGAAGCTGAAGAAATGTGTCAAACAATAAATAATAAAAACTTTAAAATCTATCCTGTATGTCCTCGCTGTCATAATGAGTATGAAGGTCATCCTGCTATCTCTCGTTATGACAATAAAACTGAAATCTGCGAGAAGTGTGGATTAATGGAGGGACTCTGGGCTTTCTTTGAATATGAAAAAAAGGCTACTAATTCGTAGTCTTTTCTATTGAAAAAATTCATGAGTTTTTGTTAATAATAATCTATTAAAATAATCCATGTCCTTTTCTAATTTACTTTTATATTCTTTTAATATTGTTACATCATTATAAAACTCTTCTTGACTTTCCCTAGGTATATCTTTAAAAGGCATTTTTCTTATATCATTAAGTGCTAGGAATTTTTGAATTCCACCTTTATTCTTCTTCTTGACATAACTGAAAAAGTATTGGCTTTTTAAATATTCATATAAAACTTCTGGAATTAACTTATCGGATTTTTTAAATAATGCAACATTTTTAATCGCAAATTCTTTCTCTTTATTAAATATGATGACTGGATTACCAATTGTACCTATCATTGGCATTAAAATATCGCCAATTTCAACTAATGATCTTTTGTTTATTTCATTGTAATCTTTTTCTGAAATGTATTTGATATCATCAAACGATATGACTCCATTATTAATATTTTTACTTGTTATCAAAATGTAATTGCCTGAATCTAAATATTTTGGAGAACTATGAGTTCCATCACGAACATCTACTAAATCTTGAAGTTCTATCATTTTATAATTTCCTGAATAAAGCTTTATAAATTTATTTGAAATAATTTTATCTATTATTTCTATTCCTTCTTCTCTGTTTTTAATCCCTGAAGTAATTAAATCGAGTTCTTCTACTATTCTTTTTTGTTCTAGCTCTTCTGGTATTTCTATTTCCAATTCATTTAATGCTTTTTGTGTTAACTTTCTGACCACTGCTCCTGAAATGCTAGAATTCAAGTTTTTATAATTTAAGTAGTACATTAAATACCTAATGTTAATCCCTGGCTTTGGCTTTAAAACATGAGCATGATTATTAACCCAGCATTTCCCATTTATTATGTATGCACACTTTTGGTTTGCTCCCCAGCTTCCTCCATCTTCTGCTATACATAATAATTCTTCATCAAATAAATATTCATCTATGTAATCGACTATTCCATTTGCTCCATAATATGGGTATTTTTTTTCTTTCGATTTTTGTTCTCTTTCTCTACCATTTAATGGTTTTCTTTTATTATCAAAATTATCAGTTATTTCATCAATTCTTTTTTTCATATTATTTCCTCAATTTTTTTTATTATCTCGGAATAATCTTCATAATTATTTTTTAAAGAATTAAATAATTCTTCTGAATCATCATATAAAATCTCATCTTCTTCTTGATTCTTGTATTTGTTAATTGATAGGCTTATCTCATCTTTTAATAATTCTTCTTTTGAAACTTCAAATGAAATTGAATTATCTACTAATTCATTATTTTTATAACTTTTAAATGTTTCTATTATTTCAGGAATTTGTGATCCTTTTATAGGATTTCTTTGTGCTCCTAATGTAAACCCATCATTTGATAATTCTACAAATAAAACTTTGTCTTTTTCTTTTGCTAATTTTTTATCTAATATCAAAATGCTGGTCTTAACTCCTGAATATGGTTGAAATATACCTGCAGGCATACTTATAACCCCAATTAAAGAATTTTCAATTAAATTTCTTCTAACCTCTTGATATGCTTTTCCAGATTGAAAAACCACTCCCTCTGGTACTATTATACCTGCTCTTCCATCCAGCCTTAAATGATTAGCTATATAATCCACGAATAGCACTTCTGCTCTATTTGAACTAACTCCAAATCTTTTGTGTGGTTTAATCCCACCCTTTGGTGTCATGAAGGGAGGATTTGCAAGTATGATATTGAATTTTTCTTCCCATTTTGATTCATCTGTCAAAGAATCATACTCATGTATATCAGGATCGGTAGCTCCATGAAGAAACATGTTCATCTCTGCTATTCTTACCATTGATGGTTCTATGTCGTATCCTGTTATGTGGCGAAGAACTTCTTTCTTTTCATCAAAGTTCATCAAATCTCCTGGTGTTTGATCTGTATTTTCTTTTATTATGTGTTTATATGCAGAAATTAGAAATCCTGCTGTTCCACATGCTGGATCCAGAATCGTGTCTGTTTTCTTTGGATCAACAATTTCTACCATCATGTCTATTATGTGTCTTGGTGTCCTAAATTGTCCTAGATCGCCTTGACTTCCTAAAACTGATAATAAATACTCGTATGCATCTCCAAGTTGTTCTGAATCTTCATAACTTAATCCATCATCTATTTCTTTTAAAAACATAGTTAGAATGTCAGCTTCTTTGAATGGTACTGTTGCATTTTTGAAAACATCTTTAAAAGTTTGAGGAAGTCCTGGATGTGTATAAAATTTTTCTAATGCTTCGGTATACTTGTTGTATCTTTCCTGTGAACTTACCATTTGGCTCATTATGTTCTTCCACGAATACTTTTCATATTCGCCTATAAAGAAGGTGGCTGTTCCACCAAAGTTTATACTTTCTTGATCCATGTCATCCATGAATTTATAAAGCATAGCTAGAGTTATTTGCTCTACTTGAGCACTTGGACTTGGGATCTTACCAACTAAAATGTTTCTAGCTTTATCTATTGAATTTTTTGTTTTAGTATTTAACATTTTAACCTCCTATTTAAAATTATCGCAATTTATATCATTTTCTGAAACATAATCCTTAATGTATTCTAGCACTGTTCTATTTCTTATTGTTATCCCTGAAAGACTTCTTAAATTTTCCTTTATTGGCATATTAAATAATGGTGCTAGTGTTCTTGCTTTTACTAATTCTCTTACTTGATTATCTAAAATGTAAGCTTGGAATACTGCCTCTATGTCTGGGATCTTATCAGCATATTGTTCTAGCTCCTCTTTATTTAATAATTTGAAGTTTTCGAATTCATCTTTTAATTTATCAGTTTTTGATTTGTATCCAGAAATGAAACCTAGAATATTCATTGCTATTTCTCTTACTGTTAGCTTTCTATCAAGTCCTAATGATTGCTCTAATTTTTTAGTATTGTAATATTCTGTTGGCTTATCAAAAATATTCTCTTTTAAATACCATTCTAATGCTTCGATGTCTTTCGATTCTATTATCTTTTGTGCTTCTGGATCTTCTTTTACTTTATCCTCGAAGTTCTTATAAAGCATTCTATCAATTTTCATTCCAACTTCTGGAACTATCTCTTCTTCAATTGTAAGAAGGCTATCTGCTCCATTATGAACTACTTTATCGATTATTGTAGGTTCATCTGGTATTCTTCCCTCTGGTCTTTCTGTTTGTCTTGGTAAATCTATTTTTTCATCATATGCGAATTTCTCTTCGAAGTATTCGCAAACAGCGAAGAAGTCAAACAATTTAAATGTTTGTTTTTTTTCGATTCTGCCCTCGTATTTAAATGTATTTAGTCTTGTTCCTCGACCTTTAATCTGAATAAACTCTGATGGGGAGAATATTGGTCTGAAAATGGCTATATTCAAAATGTCTGGGCAGTCATAACCTGTTGTCATCATTCCTACTGTTACTGCCACACGAGCTTTACTTGATTCGTAATCTTCAAGCCATTTTGTATGTCCTAATAAATTATTATTTGCGAAGTTAATTGTCATTTGTTGAGCATCAGCTACATTTGAAGTTATTTGAACTGCGAAGTCTGAATTATATTTTCCAGGGAATTTTTGATCTGCATAATCATTTAGGATCTCTGTAATCTTTCTAGCATGTTGAACATTAACACAGAATACTATTGATTTTCCTATTTCGTTTGTTATTGGATCCCTTAATGCATTCTCTATAAATGTCTTACAAAGAACTCTATTTGTAGCTTCTGAAAAGAATTTTTTCTCGAATCCTTTTTCTGTAAATACTTTTGTCTTTCTTCCATCTTTTCCACGAACTGTAACATCAACATCATCCTCTTCAATGTTTATTGTTAATCCCTGGTCTGAAAGTAGTTCTGTTGTTATGTCTGTTCTTGCATCTACTATCGTTGGGTTTATAAGTATTCCATCTCTTACTCCATCATTAAGTGTATAACTAAATGTTGGGCTTCCACTTTCGCATCCGAAGATGTGATATGTGTCTAATAATAATCTTCTTTCAAGCTCTCTTGGATCTGATTCATCAAAATTAACACCTTTTAAGTAATTTTTAGGTGTAGCTGTTAATCCTAATTTGTATCCTAGAAAGTATTCGAATACTGCTCTATTTGATGCTCCTAGGCTTCTGTGAGCTTCATCTGAAATAACTAAATCAAAATCTATCGGATTAAAAATCTTCTTGTATTTATCATCGTGTGTGAATGATTGAATTGTACTGATAACAACATCAGCTGAATTCCAATCTTGCTTATTCTCTTTATAAACTTCTACACGAATACCATCTTTTCCTAGGTATCTTGTTAAGTCTTTCTTTGCTTGGTTTTCAAGTTCTATTCTATCAACTAAAAATAAAACTCTATGAGCTAGGTCACTTCTTATAAACATTTTTACGATTCCTGCTGATGTTAAAGTTTTACCTGTTCCTGTTGCCATTTCTAATAAGAATCTTGTATTCCCTGCTTCAATTGATTTTTGAACTGCTTTTATTCCTGCTAATTGATAATCACGAAGAACTCTTATTCCCTTATCCATGCAATAATCAAATAAAACTTTATCATCGCCTGACTTCCATGCACTACTTTGCTCTAATGATGGATCCTGGCTCACTGCTACGAAATATTTATCAATATTCATCTCTGTTATTGCAGTGGTGCTTCCTGTTAAAGCTTTACTATTTTTTAATGATTCATAATCTGGAAATGTTGTTATCATCTCTGGATTTCCTTTTTCGAGATTCCAGAAATAATGCATGTTACCATTGGTTAGAATCACATACTTTGCTCTTAATTCATTAGCATACTTTCTTGCCTGTTCTTTTGCATCTAATGGATGTTTAGCTTCTTTCTTGGCTTCTACTACTACTAATGGTCTGTCGTTTTCATCAAGTAATAAATAATCAACGAATCCATTCTTTGTATTTTCGAAGTCTTCTCCCATTTCATCTATATCAGTTTGTTTTATTTTAACATTAGGCTCTAACTGAATATTGGCTCTTCCCTCTTCTGAATCGAAGAATCTCCATCCAGCTTCCTCTAATAATTTATTTATTTTAATCCTGGCTAGGGCTTCTTTCTTTAACATAACATTCCTCCCTCGGTTTCAAAGTAACTTCTACCAAATAATATTATAACATAAAAATTAATCCTCCACATCTGAATTAGCTAATTTTTAGTTAGTTTTTCTCGAAATTGACTACACTTTTTTGGGAATCAGAGTTAACATGGACACACTAGCGATGGAGGTGTAATATGGAAACTGCTTTATTCTTTAGGAAATGTCCTAATCAAGATGAATATTTTAAACTTGCTAATAACTACCCTGATTTGGGTTCTAATTTGAAATTTAAAATTGAAGTTACTATCGTTCTTTCAAAAAATGATTATGACGAGTTTACTAGCCACTTTTTAGCTGATAATGATGTTATAATAAAAAATAATGAAAGTCTATTCATGGATGATATGGATTTGGTTCATTGTGCTTACTTTACTATTGATGGTAGTTTTGGCTTCTTGGTTTATCCATCTGGATTTAGTTATGCCAGGTATGTTGCTTACTATCAATCAAATAAAAAAATAATGAAAGGTGATTAAAATGTTTAGAAAAAAAACAGGCATCGATATGCCTGATGAAGAATTCGAAAAAATAACTGGCTCACATAACAAAATGTGGCATGACTATTTGGATGAATTTATTATTCCAGAGTGCTGTGCTTATTTCCTAGCTACTGGCTATAAAACTGACTCTGTTTGGGAAGCAAGTTTTGACATTCATATAAATACTATGCTATCCAGGTTGAATCAGGATTCTTCTAATGAAAATTTTGAAAAATACAAAAAAAGAATTAAAAAAATATTAAAAATTAAGTACGGCTTTATTGTTGTAAATGAAAATCCTCTTGATTTTGCTCCTGCCTATAAAAATAAATAAATTTTTTAAATTTTAATGATAAAATAGTCTTGGGAGGTGTGTAATGATTAGAAAACCTGGTGATGGTTATTCTAATGAGGATGAATTTGCTCGAATATTAAATCCATGTGAAGAAGAAATAAAAGCCTTTATATCAAATGAGCTAGTATATGAATTAGCTACATTCCATTTGGCTTCATCTTTCAATCATGATTGTATCTGGGCAGATAGTTCTCTAAAAAATGAGTACATGGATGCTATTGATTATTTCAATACCAAAAAGCCGAAGTTCGAGGATTTGGATGTAAAAAGAATTAAAAAAATGCTCGAAGAAAAATACTCATTGCGAATCATCAATGATGATCCCATTGAAATAGAAAAGATTCAGTAGCGACCTGAACCCATTCTATTCTTCAAAAAACTTGTCTATCCTTACATCTAGGACAATTGATATTTTGTATAAAGTTGTTAAAGAAATGTTTTTTATGCCTGTTTCTGATTCCATTCTTCTTACATAATCAGGACAGACATCGATGGCTTCTGCTAAATCCATCAGTCTGACATTCTTCTCTTTACGATACTTCTTTATATTTTTGCATATAATTTCCCTGATGTTTGGATCGAAGTCATAATGCTTTAGCATATTAACCACTCCAAATATTATTATTACAAATTTTTACTAAAAAATAAGTGAATTTTCCGTTAGATTTTGCTTATGGTATGTTATAATATTACTGAGGTGGTTGATATGACTAAAAAAGAATTATCAAACAATGATGCCTTATTTGAATTATTTAAATCTTCTCTTGATTTTACTATTAAATCTGACAAACTTGATATTGAAGCTATTCAGCATGAAATTTCTTATCATGAACAGCTTGTCAAATGGAAATTAGAAGAAGAACCTATTAGTTTTTTTAAAAAGGCTCATAACAAATGGAAAGCCGAGCTTGATGAATTAGAAAATCAATTAGCTAATTCTTATAAAAAATTAGAATCAACATTGAAAGAACAGCATGATTTCTATAATCAATTAAGGTCTGAAAACTAAAAAAGAACCCAGCATTTGCTGGGCTTTTATTATGGAATTAATAAAACTTGACCTACATGAATTATATCAGGATTTGGTATGTTATTTGCTTTGGCTATTTCTGGGTATCTGCTTCCATTACCATAAAATCTTTTAGCTATTCCCCATAAAGTATCGCCTCTTACTACTGTGTAGTATCTCTTATCGGATCCTCCTGAAGAACTTTTTAAATCACTTTCTCTTACCCATCCAAGTCCATTATTGATATTATATGGATGGCTTCCTTTTGCATTGACTAAATAAATTGTAGCATCAAGATTTGTTCTGCTTTGTCCTGCTCCATTGCCATAACTATCTCTGTATAAAACTCCTGTAAATTTTACTTTATCTCCTACTTTATATTTTAATCCTGAAGGTGCTGGTGTTGGTGCAGTTCCTCCATATTGAGGTAATTCTTTTGTACCTAACAAATAAGGTTTTGGATCTGTCCAGCTACCATCTACTTTAACACCATAATGTAAATGCTCTCCTGTTGAGTATCCTGTAGTTCCTTTTGTTCCTAATTCTTGACCTACCTCTACGATATCGCCTACCTTTACCTTAACACTTCCATATCGCATATGGCAGTAAGTTGTGTAAACATTATTACCATGGTATAAAGTGACATAGTTTCCTGAAGCATAAGTTTCTGTATATCCCTGAATTGTATTTCTACAGGCAGTGACTTTTCCTCTGGCTGTGGCTACTATCGTAGATCCTGAAGTCATATCAATTCCATTATGAAATCCTGAATCATATTTTTGGGTTACTGGATTCCAGAATGTTCTGTTTCCAAAGTCAGAACTTATGTAAGATGAATTTAAGCCTTTGAATGGGCTTCTTTTTATATTACTTAATGTAAATCCCATATTTATTCCTCCTCATCAAAGCCACCACAATCTTCTTCTATTGATATTGGCTCTTCCTTTTCTATTTTTTCTACTGATTCTTCTGTTTTAGTTTCTTCTTTCTTGTTTGCCATCATCAGCACCACCTTTCTCTATTCTTATTTGTTCTAAAACATCAAATATTTTTTTAGGTAATGGTAATCCCATCGAACCCCAATTTTCGAGAATTGATATTCCCTCATTAGCAACAAAAAAGTAAATAACAAGACTTCTTATTGCTCCTGTATTTCCTACTACTTGATCTAGCAATACTGACATTGCTACTACGATCAAATAACCTACTTTTTTGATGATTCCTTTAGCTCCTATTGAGCTATTAACTTTCTTATTATGAATTGCTTTGCATAAGCCTGTTAAATAATCAAATAATATGAAAATTAAAAGGCATTTAAGTGCTATGTCGAATCCACCTAAAAAGTACACTACTGTTGTTAGTAATGTACTTGTAATAAAATTAATTAAATTTTTCATTTTTTCCTCCTATACCATTGAACAGCTAGTTTTACTTCCTCCAGATGGTTCAGCTGTCAAACCTGTTAATGTTATATCCAATTTAGAATTTGATGGTATTGATTCGTAAGCTTCTACTACCAAACTTGAATAAATTCCTGGGGTTGGAATCCATAATCCTATAACTCCATCAATTATCATGAATTTGCATTGTGGTAAGCTTCCAGAATTATTATGCTGTTTACAATTTATAAAATATCCTATTGCCTCATAATGGTATCCCTGAATAATTGTGTCTATTGGATTTCCTCCATAGCCATTTCCTATGATTTTTATCATCATCATTTTGTATAATGATGCATTAGGTAATTTCACGAGAATTCCATTCCATCCTGAAACATAAATGACTTTTGTTTTTTCTAGAATCACAGAAAGTAATTCTTGATTGTGAACTATCCCCTGGCTATCTAAATAAACATTGTTTTTGAATCTTATTGATTTTGCCATTATGATACCCTCTTCCAAACATAAACTGCCAAGTATGGTGGCATATTATTATGTGCCTGTGATCCTCCTGCATTTCCTGTAGTAAATGAATGATAATGTGAACCCTCATCTGTTGTATAAACATTTGATACCCAATCAGCAGTTGTCCATCTCCAGGAAGTCAAATCTAAAACTCCATAAGTGCTACCTGCTGTTGAAATATTAACCCCACTACCTGTTGAACTACCATATCGCATTGTATGGTTATGTGTTCCACTATAACCTGTTGTTCCTGAATGATTATGGCTTGGAAGTTCATTAGTCGATAGTGAATGATTAGCTTCTCCTCCTGTTGAACCATTTGAGTATGTTGAGCCACAGGCTAGTAGAAACCTATCTTTTATTTGTATCCACGATCCTCCAAAATAGGTTGATGGGTTCGTACTATTAACTGAAATGTAAATGCTTCCTATCGGATAATAGGGACATGGATAAATCTTTTCGTTATTTCTAGTTTTAAAAACAATTGCTTTGCTCATGCTGTTCTCCTCCAAATATAAACCACATAATATGGTGGTAGGCTTGACGAACTTCCTGTGTTGCCATGATTATGTCCTGCTCCTCCTCCTGTATAATCGGCATTAACTAATCCCTTTGCTACATCGCCACTATCTGGGCTTAAATCAGAAACACCATTCTGCTGAAGTTTTGCAATACTGCTTCCACCACCATCACCATAATTTGTTACTACAGCCCATTTAGTATTTCCATATCCCCAAGCATTCTGATAAATTAAATGCTTATGTGATGGTATTTCATTAATGGTTAGTGTGTGATTTGCTGTTGAGTGATAATGAGTGGTATTGCCTCCTGTATTTCCTGCTGTATAACTGCTTCCTGCTCCTAAAAGAAATCTATCTTTAATTTGTACCCATGTTCCTCCAAAATAAGTTGATGGGTTTGTACTTGATAAGGACATGTAAATACTTCCTATTGGAAAGTAAGGACATGGATAAATCTTTTCGTTGTTCCTGGTCTTAAATACTATTCCTTTGCTCATGAAACACCTACCAAGTGGAAATTACATCGTACTCTAAAACCTGAACTCCATTTACTTCCAATGATTCCGAATTAGTAGGAAAGCAGTTTACTCCAACTGATAATTTTTTTGTATCAACAAATAATATAAACTTTCCTTTAGCTAGGATTGTATTGTATGTTGTTGTTCCAAACTTATCAGTAATTGTTATTCTAAAATCCCAAGCATAATCCTTACTTAAGGAAAGGGTTATCTGTGAATTATTTGCTATTGTTGTAAGTGATGTATAATTGCTATCAGTTGTCTTTTTATATTGGTATTTAATTGTAACTGTGTTCTTATTATTGATGCTCGAATAAGAGGCTATAATTTTCAAATATGATTCATCTTCATAATTATTTTTTCTCTTTAAATAAATAATTCCTGTTGGAAGGCTCCATTGTAAAAATTGAACTGTCTTTGTTGCTGTTGTTGTATTTCCTCTACTATCTGTAACCTTTACTGAAAGTGTAAGATTACTTCCTGAATTAATGACTCCGAAGTTAATGTTTCCTGCACTATAAATTGTTTGTGTAGTTCCATTTATTGTTGCATCATATCGAGTTATTGTAGCTCCCTTATTTCCTGTTGCTGAACTAATCGTTACCAATAATGTTGATAAGTTTTGAACCAGGTATTGATTATTTTGTGTTACATTGCTCGTAGTTGAATTACTATCTCTGTATGTAATGTTTGATGATGTAAATGTAGGATTTGCTCCTGTTATGCTTCCTGTTGCTGTTCTTGAACTTGTACCTACTGATGTTGAGCCACTGTAGGTTGTAATTGTAAAAGAAAAAGTACCACTATTAACGGTACTCATTAATGAATAAATTGTATTTAACTCTGAAGTAGTAAAATTAACACTTGCTCCATTTGTTATTCCTGAAACTGTCTTTACTGTCGTGCTTCCATACTTAATAACTAAATCATCTCTGAAATCACTTGAATATTTTGTTATTGGTATTGTTATTGCATTACCTATTGTAAAGTTAGAAATTGCTCCCAGGTCACTTCCTGCTGGATCAACATAAAGGTTGTATGTTGCTGAAGTATCTTGAACATTCCATCCTGTCTGTGCATATCCTCCTGTGTCTACTAATTGAGCATAAAACGGAACTGTTCCTGAAGTTTTTCCACTTACTGTGTACCATCCTGTTGTTCCACTCTTATTCCATCCTTTTTCACTATCATTATAAGTTTTTACCTGAATGGTTTCTACATTAGTTCCATTTAAGTATAAAGGTAATTTAAAAGCATTATACCACCATGATCCACTCGATCCTAGCCAGACATTCCAATAAAATCTGTATTGCATATCCGAGCCATTTCTTCTGTGCTCATACTTAATAGTCCAATAAGCTTTTGGACTCGTTGCAAATTGTCTTGATTCAAATAAAGCTTCCATGTTCCACCTCCTATGTCAAAGGAACTATTCCTATTCCTGTATTATCTGTGGTTTCAATTCCTAGCCACCTAGCTAATCCACACAATGTTATTTCTTCTTCTATTACGGATTTCTTCATATGAAATTCATCGCCATTCATCCAGAATACTTTGTTATTTCTGGAATCATATCCAGCGAACTCTTCTGGGTTAATAACTACTCGGCTTCCATCTGTTCCATAAATGCAAATGCCATTTTCATCAAATGTTCCTATTAGAATATTCGCCAAATTATAAATCTCAATTCTTCCTGCTTCATTTAATTGGGATCCTACTTTAAAAACTCCACCTTTAACGAGTGAAGCTGTCATGTTTATAACATTAATGTTTTGCATATCTAATGTTCCATCTATTAACCATGCTGATGAAAAAGTTCCATTTATTCCTGTATTGGAGAATCCTATTCCCTGGGAATTAATCATCATGACATTTGTGGCATTCTCTTTTGGTAATGCATCTACTACTAAAATTCTATTACCCTCATAAATGACATAACTATTTCCAAGTGTTCCCCATATTCTGGAAGTAGCATCATTCAATTCATCTTCAAGTTTTACTTTTACGACTTCATTCGCATCTGCTATGTCTTTTGAAGTATCAGCTGTAATCTTCTTGAATAAATCTTTTAATTTTGATTTGAAGTTTCCGAATTCAACTTCTATGTATTTGTCACGAATCGCATCGTATCTCAATGCTATAACATTAGTATTTATATCTATTCCTAATCTTTCGTGTTGAACTGTTATCGTATCTCCTAAATCAACAACTCCATCTATTTCAGCCTTTACCTTATAATTGCATTTAAAGTATTTATTTTCTTTCAAATAATCCTCTGCCTGAATTCGCAGGTCTGAAATTAAAGCATCTGTGTATGCCTGTTCATCAATGTTCCCATCTTCATCTCTGAAGTCTTCTTGATCTATATCCTGCTCGAATTTAACAACTTTGGTGTATGGAGTTTCGTATTGGATATCTGCTTCTAGGTATATTTCTGGAAGTGTTATTCCATCATATCCAACAGGAAGCATTTTCGTTACTACTTTGCTCCAATCTTCCTTTGCTTCTATTGTTTTGGAATTCTTGGCATACTTAATAACTGCTCCACGATCAAGTCCTATTTGATTCTTGATTCCAATAGTCCAATTATCTCGATATAAATGTCCTCCCCATTTTTCGATCAATACTGCTATTGCTTCTTCGAAGCTTTTTCTTACAATTCTTGTTGAGTTGATAATATTAATGTCAGAAATTGTTGTAAATGGTGTTACCGAATCACAACTTCTATTCAAATGGTCTAGGGCATCATTACAGTCTTTATTATCAACATAAGAATTTACAATGACATACTTTGAAGAATCTTTCCATAAATGGTAGCCTTTAACTGTTATTCTATTATTCTTTCTTTTTGGATCTGTTAGTCTGAATCCCTGTTCTCCCCACCTGGTATTTACTCGCAGAATGTATCCCTCTTGAATGTATTCCAAGTCTTCTATTCCTGTTTCTAATTCCAAGTAATAATCGCCATTGTCTTCTATGTAAATTTCAGCTTTTAAAGGATGAAGAATTTTTAAACCATTATGATTAAATAATCTTTCTGTTGGCTCATAAACTTTTATCATTTATAACCACCTACTTTTTGGCTGTATTTCTATTTTAGTAAGTGTTCCAGACCACGATATGGTATTCTGTCCTACCTCTAAAATTGGGAACTCTCCTGTCATGTTTCTATTCTTAAACACACCATTTAAGTATGCTTCTTCCTCCAAGCTATCAATTATTACTTCTGTTTCATTCGCTGGAAATGTATAAGTAAAAATTGAAGAACCATTCAAACTGATTCCAACTGTTCCTGATCCTGTTAATTTTATTATTGGCTTTGATTTTTCTAATCCAATGTTATTAACATTTATCGAAGTCTGGCTAGTAATATTAACTACTACCTGGCTTTCATTTTTCTTATATTTGTATGGCTGTGTATAAAACTTTACTGTTGCTGTTTTGAATCGAAGTAGTTTTTCATAATCCACTTTGTCAATGATTCTGCATTTATAAACCTTATCATCTTCGTTGGACATTACTAATTCTCCACTGCCTGTAAAGTATTTTATAACCTGATTTATGTCATAATTTCTGGCTAGTCCTATCTTTATGTTCTTTGTATAACTTTCGTAGCCTAACTCTTCTATTATGTCGCCATCTCTACCATCGATTTTTGTTATCGTGGTTCTTATTTTTGGTTTAGTAATAGGTGGTAATTCGCATATTATTAAACCTGGTATTGAATCGCTATTTATTCCTTTCCAATTAATCGTTAGCATTATGAATACACCACCTTTTCGACATTGTCTATTACTAATTCTCCAAATGTTTCATCAAATGCTTTGAAAGTCATTCCTGATAATGCTTCTCTGAAAGCATCAACGAGAACTTCTTTACTGAAGCTTTGATTTACTTCTTCTAATCCCTCAAGATTCGTATTTATTCCTAAATCAAAATCTTTTGGAAGTGCATCTTCTATATCATTTTTAACATTAGCCATTTCTTCCTCGAATCCCTCGCCAATACCTAGGGCTAGGTTGGATCCTATTTCATCTCTAAATACTGATGATGGGGAATGTATTCCGAAGAATGACTTTATTCCATTTAAAATTGACTTACCGAAGCCTTTTATCTTATCTAATACCCAATCTTTAGCATTATTTATTCCATTCCATAATCCTTTAACTAAATTCAAACCGACTTCTGCCATCTTTCCTAATCCCTCGCCTAATCCTTTGACTAAAGCAGTGATAATTTGTGGAATTTTTGCTACTAATTGTGGAATTGCTTTTATTAATCCCTCGGCTAATTTAATAATCAAAGTTATTCCCATTTCAATTATCTTTGGTAGGTTATTTACGATTGCATTTATCAATTTTTCAATAATAACAGGAATCTTTTCTATCAATTTTGGAAGTGCCTCTATAAGCCCATCTGCAAGTGCTAGAATGATGTTTATTCCTGCATCTATTATTTGGTCTAGGTTGTCTATTATTGTTTCAATTAAAAGCATTATGGCATCAATTATGACAGGTACTAAAGTTGGAAGTGATTGAGCTAGTCCATTTGCTAATTCTACTATTATGGTTATTCCCATTTGTAGTATTTCTGGTAGCATCTGAATCAGTCCTGTAGCTAATGTTGTAATAACATTTACTGCCATTGGAACTAATTGAGGAAGCATTGCACTTATTCCATTTAATACCTGTTGAACGAGGCTCATTCCTATGTTAAGTAAATCTGGTAGTTTTGATTGAATCATACTAATTCCATTCATTAGTCCTGAAGTAATCATTTCGAATCCCTCTTCGATTCCAATATCGCCACTTACCATTCCTGCTATTGCTGTTGAGCACTCCTGAATCGTTGGAAGAAAGTCAGCCATCAATTGAGCTTTCGTATCTGAAGCTAGATTTCCGATGCTTTCTTTCATATCATCAATGTATGAAGTTGCTATTCTTAACTTACCAGCATTGGTTTGTGCTAGGGCTTCATTCATTCCTCCTACGGATCCTGTTATGGCTTCAAGTAAAGCATTGACACGATCCTCTTCTGTACCAAATTTCATAGCTTGTTTCTCGGCATCTGTGAAATAATAACCCATTTTAGCTAATCCTGAATAATCTCCATTTGACAAAGCTTTACCTAGCCTAGTCGCTATTGATAAAGTCTGCTCTTCTGTAGCATTCATACCATATTGCTGAACTGTCATGTCTAACATGGCATCTGTTAAAGCTTCTATTGATTCTTTTTGTGTCGTATAAGTTGCTAGTTCTTGGTATCCATTAAGAATTGCACTCTTTGAAACGACACCATTCTTTTCTTTTTGTTCTGCAAGTCTGACATAAGCCTGAATGTCTTCTTCGGTAGCATCAGTTGTATTGGTTAGGGCTGTTCTGAACTTCTGTTCTTGCTCTTCCACATTCTGTGAAATCGCTATGCAGTCGCTCATTGCATTTGACAAGCTTTTAACTGAATTAACAAGTCCTTTGAATCCACCTATAATGGCTTCACTTATTAAATTTCCTTTTATCAAATCTCCTAAAGTTATGGATCCTTTTCCAGCATCTGATTCTGCCTTTGTGAAATCATCTAAAGCCTTTGTCGACTTATCTACTGTCTTCTCATTTTTTTCTATATCATCTGAAAGTTCTTTAATTTCTTTCTTTAATGATTTAGCTTCTGATGAGGATTTTCCCTGCTCTAATACTGCCGATGCATATGCATTCTTCAAGGTATTGAGTTTTTCTTTCTGGGAATCAATCTTTTCATTTAATTTAGTAAAAGCATCCTTATTGTCTTGTAGGGATGCCTTATTTTCTTCAAGCTCATTGCTGAAAGTATTCAATTGAGCCTGTGTATTATTTAATTCTGTTTTATATTTATTAAGTGTAAGTTTATTCTTATCGTATTGTGCTTCATTACCAGCTAGTTCTGTTGATAAATCTGCTACTACTTTCTCCTGTTCTTTTATTTCTTTTGAAGTCGCTGTCGTACTTGCTTTCATTTCCTCTAGCTTCTTCTTTTCTTTTTCCAGGTTCATCATCATCGTTATAATGCCTCTAGCACTTTCATCTTGTTGTAAAGTGAAATCTTCTAGGGCTGTCTTATAAGTATTGATCTTTTTCCTACACTCTTCTATTTCTTTTTCTAAAACACTATTACGAGAGGTTATGGCTTGAACTGATTTATCGTTTTTATCAAATGCACTTGAAACGACTTTCATTTCACTTGCCATTAGTGTTAGGTTGCTCGTAATGGTCTTTAGAGCTTTTGTGTACTCGCTTTCGCCTTTTAATTTTACACTACCACCAAATGAACCAGCCATATTCTACCTCCTATCTATTTTAGCCACTCTTCATTTTCCATTATTTGTTCTTCTAAATCTTTATAGGATTGTTTCCTTAAAGTGAAGTCATAATAATTCTGATAATGAAAGTATAAATTTTTGAATCTTCTGTATGTCATTCTTCCAACCTCTTTGTATGGAATGTTCAGAAGGTTTATTCCTGTAAATAAAATCCACGAGAAATCAATCTGTTCTTCATCCTCGTGGACTATGTGTTTTTTGGGTGATCATCTTTTACACTTTCAACTATTACCTGGTTTAACTTTTTAGCTGACTCTTGAAGTCCTGCTCTGGTTATTAATCTTCCTACTTGCTTTTGTGTAAGCAATGGCTTATTACTACCTGTTTCATCGTTTTCCATGTCGATAGCTTCATTTATCATCTCTGTGAATCCAAAGATTAAAGCTTTCGCATTTGGTTCTTTTCCACCTTTGTTGTCAGTAAGCTTTCCCCACTTTTGAACTGATCCATATTGTTTCTGAATCGATTCCATGACATTTAAATTAAAAACTAATGTGTATTGTTTTCCATCCAATTCAAAATCAAATTTATAATCTTTCATTGTTTATTCCTCCTATTGTCCTGATGGTACTGCTAGTAAGCTTTCTAGATAAGTTATTGCATCATTATAAGTGTCAAATGTTTTTGTTTTTGACCATGTTCCATCTGATAATTTTAGAACTGTTCCCTCTAATGATGTTGTAGTGAATTCTACACTTTCGCCTTTAGTTTTTTCATCAGGTAGTGCATCTTTGAATTTTACTTTGTTTAAGAATTCAACTTTATATTTGTATTCTCCATTTACTACTTTTGTAATGATTCTTCCGAATCCGACATAAGGAGCTACATCTGAATCTTTTCTTACGATTTCGCCATCTTGAGATAATTCGTGACCTGTAAGATTTGACATTGTAGTATCATCATCTTCATCAACGGTAATTGTTACTGTTCCTTTCTTCACTGAATAATCACTTTCAGCTATTCCATCATCAGCATATAATTCTGCTGAATTTAAATCTAATGAAACCTTACAATCGACAGCTTTACCAAGTTGTAATGCTCCTCCATATTTTTCAGTTTCCTCATTAAGTATTCCATATCTAAAATACTTTAATCCTATTCTTGCCATATTATCGCATCCTTTCTTTTTCAAATTCTATGGTTTTGTGAAATAATTTTGTGTCCTCTTCATAAAGGTCTGGACTTGTACCTGTTCTGATGAAATCATTTTCTTCCATTAATTCTTCTATTTTTTCTTGTATTGCTATGAAATTCCCATCGCTGAAAATATCAACATCAACACTGACTATGCTCCCTATTTCTTTGTCTTCGCCAAATAATGAAGGATCATCTCCTGTGAATGTATAAGTCACATAAGTTTTACTGCTTCCTTTGTACTTAAGGTATTCAACAGGAATTGCTACTCCATCAACTGTGAAGTTTTCGAATATGGTTTTTAAAAGTCTATACTCATTCATCTGGTATGTACCTCCTCTGCACTTTCAACATGGCTTCTGTTATGGTTGCTTCGGTTTTAAATGCCTTTCTTAAGAATGGCTTTTTTTGTTCTCCTCGGCTAGTTCCATATTCACGAGCTAATGCTTTTAATGGAATCGGAACTCCATCCTCATCATAGCCATAGAATCCGACTTTAGTATTTACTGCATCATCAGTTTTTGTTCTGTATGATCGTGTAATCTTTAAACCTTTTTCTAGGCTCTTTGTTGTCTTGAAGCTTCTCTTCATATTAGTTTTGATGTTATTAAAAACGACATTGGCTCCTGCCTGTGTCATCTCTTCCATCATTGTTTCTGAATTGTTAGAAAGTTCTTTAAAGTTATTCATTACCTCTGTTGGTAATTCAAGATTAAATCCTGCCATTACTTTGTCACTTCTTTTGCCTGAATCTCCAATTCGATATTTTCTTCATCAATATTATTTAAGTATTCTATTGTATAAAGCTTCGAATTGAATTCTATAAGCATATCCCTGGTGATTTCAGTTTTGGAATATCTAATCGTGAAATTCGTATATGCTTTTTCAAAGTCAGAATTGTTGGCTATCAATGTGAATCCTTTTGTTGTCTTCACACTAGCCCAAGTCTGAAGAAGAAGTGTTCTTGTTTCATTTTTGAATCCACAGGAATCTTCTTCTCTGGTTACTTGGTATATTGAAATCAGCTTATTGTACTTTCCTGGATCTAACATACATTATTAAGCGAATGCATTCCCAGAATCGTTTCTACTACTTTGTTTAGGTTCGTTTTATCCACATACAAAGCTCTTGTATCGTACATGTCTTGGCATAAAATAAAAATGACTATTACAAAGTCATCAAACTCATCCAGGTCTTCTACTCCTGTATTCTCTTTTATAAATGCTTTAGCAATACCAATTAAGGCTGTCAATAATGATTCATCTTCTTGGCTGACTTCTGTTAGTCTTATGTAGTCAGCTATTTCGTTATAAGTAATATCACTTACTTTCATTAGTATTCCCTCCTATCTTTGAGGTTGCCCGAACAACTAATTATTATTAATTACTTCCTGTTTTACATACAAGTTTTGAAATCTTTTGAGCATCTTCAACTTTAGCATCGAATTCCATCCATGCTACTACTCCTACAGCATGTTGATCTGCATATTTTTCTCTTAAGACTTCAATTTCTAATTCTTCAACGAATTTTGTAGCAAGACCTGACATATCCCCATAATAAATAACTGTTTTTCCTGAACCGATTTCATCCATGTTATCTGATTCATAAACTGGTTTTCCAAGTAATGTATAACCGAAATCATTAGTTATATCATCTTGTAATAAATATCTACCATTTTCATCTTTTAATAATGAAATTGCAGTCAATGTTTCTGGGCTCATGATCCAAATTGCATTCTTTTGGAATCTTTGTTTTACTTTTCTTTTTGTTTTAATAACTTCATCGGCAGTAATAGCTGTAGCACTTGCTGTTGTAACTGATAATGTTACTCCTGCTTTTAATCCTGCTACTTTATTTGTAGTTCCATGAATTAATTCTTTTTCAACGAATACTGCTATTGATTCAGCCATAATGTTAATAACTTCTTGAACGATATTGAAGTCGCTATTATTAACTAATGATTTTGAAATTTTAGCTAATGCTCCAGCTAGGTATCCTGTTAATTCAATATTTGCGAATGTTCCTATATTACTTTCTAATGAAACAAATTCAGTAGCATATGCCATGTTAACTTTTGCATTATTAGTTTCTGAATAATATGGAATTTCCAAATTTCCTTTAACATTATATTTTGTTGATTTTTCTAAAATTGGCGAAATATCATAAACCTTTTTAATAATCTTTTTAGCTATTGATGTTGGAATAACTGCTCCATTATCGCCTTTAGTTAAATTAACATCAGCTCTTTCTTCTGCTACTACTCCTCTTATGAATTTTTCAAATGCTTTTTCTTCTTGTAAAGCTCTTTCTTCGTTTTCTTTCACTTCTTCTTCCTCCTCTTTCTTTTCTTCTGCCTCTTCTTCAGTAGGCTCTTTTGATAATTCTCTACCTTTCTTAATACTTTCAATTGTATTAGTAATGTTTTGAATATCTGTTTCTAATTGAGTGAATAATTCATTCTCTTCATCTGTGAAGGCTCTTTGTTCTCCCTCTACTTTATTTAATAAAGTTTCCATTTCATTTTGCTTGTCAGCTCTTTGTTCAGTTAATGTTTTAAGATTCATTTATATCCTCTCCTTTACTTTTTTTAATCTTTCTTCATATTCTGAATAATCTATTTTTTCAACTTCCTTTGTTGGTTGTTGTTCAGGCTCATCCCTTATTTCTATTTCACTGAATTCTTCATTTCGGTATTCAGCTACTCTTACTTTGTCTTCTCTCATTTCGATGCTAGTTCCTATGTATGCAGGGTATTTTCTATCATCTATGATTGAAACTTCTAGCAGATCTAAATCTCTGACTATTCTTTCTTCGATTCCCTCATCATTTGTTTTCCTATCTTCTTTGTTGCATAAGAATCCGAATGACCATCCTCGAAGTTTGTTATTTTTGGCTTTCTCTATAACTTCTGAATCATCAATTTCTACGATTGCTCGTAGTCCTATGTTGTCTTCATAAAGTTTAGCCTTACCTGACTTTGTATCAGCTAGTTCTCGATCCTGTTCATGATCTAAAAGAACCCTCACATTGTCAGCTCTTTCCAATGCCTTTTGAAAAACTCCAGCACGAATCTTTTCTATAAATTCTCCTCTGGTGTCATATAAAACTTTTGACTCTCTTTCAACTGCATTGACATAACCATCAATTATTATCTTGTTGTTCCTGACTTCCACTTTCATCGCTACCACCTCCATTCTTTGAATCCATATCGACTAAGGCATTTGTATTCGGTGTGTAATACTTTCCTGTATTTATGTCGAATACAACATTCGCCAGATTTAATGTGATGACATCCAATCCTGGAATGCTGTCGTAGTCTTCTAGGTATCTTATTTCGTTTGGTGTTATCCATCCTGTTTCTTTGGCTGTTTTATAAGCCTCGTATCTTTCTTTGATATTGCCTCTGGTTATCTCTCTGGTATCAAATTCAAAATAAAAGGACTCTTTCTCTGATTCGAGTAAAAAATCCTTATTTAGTGCTGTTTTAATGGCTGTTAGAATTGGCATTATCGCTTCTTTCATAAAGTCATCAAATCCAGGCTTATTATGAAAAATATTATCTATCTCATCTTGTAGTGTCTTCTTTCTTTCATTTAATTGAAGCTCTACTGATGAACTTGATCCCTCTTTGAAATCCATTCCCTCGTTTAGGACTATGGCATTATCACTTTTATTTGAATAAAGGTTAGCCCATGCTTTTTTTAGCATTGCTATTTCTTTTTCTCCTAGCTTTCTCTGTGAAGTAATGAATCCTTTCTTTGCTCCACCTGTTCTAACTAATCCTAGCTCATATAATAATGTCTGGTATGCATTCTCTATTGCTGTGGAAACTTCGCTTACTACACTTCTTCCTGAACCTCCATTCTTTGTGCTTCGTAGTATGGTTAAGAAGTTAAATGTTTCATAAGTCTTTCCATGAACCATGTATGTTATGTCTTTAAATATTGGATCGAAGTTAGTATTAACTGTTATGTCTTCGGCATCCACATACCTTAAACTTTTGAATTTATTCTTTGTTTTTTCTATAAACAAATATCCACCTTTGTCTAGCAAGTAATCTTGAACCCAGGCTTTTCTCATCTGGAATGCATCGAGTGTATCTCCACTTTCAACATTCAGCATGTTAATTCTAGGATCTGAAGTTACCTCTTCAACTTTTTTCTTTCCTGTTTCTGGATCTATCGATTCTTTATAAAGTTTAATTGGAATCATTGCTATTGTATTGCATATCCTATCAACTGCACTTGAAACTGCTGGAAGTGATAAAGCTTTCTCTTTATCTATCTTTTCGCCTTTTAGCATTGCCTTTAATAAAACATCATTCACTGTTTCTTCTGGGCTTACTATTTCCTCTTCTCTTTTTCTAAAAATATTGAATATTCCCATTGTTCCACCTCCTATTCTATTACCTGAACGAAGAAGTCATCATTCTCTAGAAAAACATCCTGTTGTAATAAGTAAACAGCATTTATTAATGCTACTACCATATCAACTTTTCCCTGGCTTCTCTTCTTTGTAATGTATCTGTTCATATTCGTATCGTATGTACATCTAGCATTTTCAAAATTAATCTCAAGTAGTTTGTTTTCCTCGTATCTGAACTTTCGATCAAGTATCTTTTCATACAATAATTTTGTTGGGCTATGTAATGTGTCGCTGTGCTGTCTTATTTCTACTGTGTTATATTTTTTATCCCACTTTTGAGCTGAAGAAAGAGCATTGTATCTGTCGTATCCGATGGAAACAACTGTTACTTTATACTTTTCTTCTATGCTGAAAACAAAGTCTTCTATGACTCCATAATCAACTGTCCTATTTCCACATGCTATGCATTTCATTGCCTTAATAAATTCATTGTAATTTATTCTTTCAAATTGATTTTTTTCTTCTATTCTTCCCTCTGGAATAAATGCTACGACATCTGCTAGTATCTCATTATCTTCTTCTGAAACCATCGCCACTGCACAGTTATCGTTAGTCATTGCCAGGTCAACTCCTATGTAGACTTTCTTTCCTGTCCATTCTATGTGAGCTACTTTGCAACTTCTAACTTCATTTATATCAATGTAACTTTCTGTTCCTAATCCCTGGTATATGATATTGCAGTGCTTTGTTAGAAAGTTTTCTCTTACTGATTCAACTGCTATTGCTTTCGCTCTTTTCTTTATTAAGTCTTCCCAGATTTCTGGAATCTCCAAAGCTACAGGATTTGATTGTTTTAAAACCTCATCATTAATGCTCCAATCTTTTATTAAATCTTCATCTGGTTCATATAAAAGTGCGAATACTGTTTCATCGTTTTCTATTCCATCAAGCACTCTTTTGGCATATCCTATTTCATCTTCAAATGGATTGTTAAAGGTTGGATATTTAGTTGAAATTATACAGCCTAGCTTATTAAGTATGTTAAGTTGTCCTGACCTCATGGATTCTATTGCATAAGGGTTTGGAAGTGCTCCAACTTCATCAGCCAGAAAGACATTCGGTAGTTTTCCATCCATCCTACTTGAAGAATAATTAAGTGGATAATACCTGCTCTCGGTTAAATTAAATTGAATGTAATCTCGAAGTATTTTGAATCTTTTACTTTCTTTATGAATGTAAATTAAAGGGCTTGATTTTAATGTTTCTTCAATGGCACTTTTTACTTCTCTTGAAAGTGATCCATCTGGAGCTACTGAATAAAACTTCGAATATTTTGGCTCTAATAAAAACAACAATATGAATATCGTTGCTATCGTATAAGTCTTGAAGTTCTTTCTTGCTATTTCCAGAATCGCTGTTTCGTATCTTCTCTTCTCTGGGTTATCTCTATAAACAATACAAAGAATCGAAATGTAAAAAACCCATTGATAACCACAGGAGCATTCATAAATTGTCTGTCCTGCTTTCAATCCTTTTGGCATTATTAATAATTTGAGAACTGATTCAATCTGTTTAACCTTTGAGCTGTTTATCATGTATTTAGGATTCTTATCTTCTGCTATCTCTAGAAATCTCTCGCATTGTTTTATGACATACTTTGGTGCTGAAATCTTTCCATCGATTACTTCTTTGGCATATTGGTATGCTTTATTTTTCAACTCTTCCACCTGCTATTATTTGTAGCAGTGGATCATCTTCTTCGGTAACATCATCTTTTCTTAATGAGATAATTATTTTCATTAAAGTGCTAACTGTTTTGTTGGCACTATCTGTCGTTCTGTTGTAATCAGCTATTGCTGGGTGTGAATAAACATTCTTTCTGCCTTTGACATACTCTTTGGTTACCAATGTTCCATCCTCTTTTATTGTTTTCTCCAAGTCGTTTAGAATTTGAAGCTGTACTTGGTATCTTTTAAATGTCGTTAGGAAGAAGAAGTTCTGTTCTACTCCATGCTGTTCTGCTATTCGAAGTATTTCCTGGGCTTGTTCATTTAACGACATTTTGTTCATTTAAAATAGCCCCCATTCTGCGAACTTCTCGAATCCACCTTTCTTTCGAATGTATTCTCTGGCTTCTTCTACTATTTCGCTGTAAGGTTTTCCATCTATTACTTCATCGCCTATTGCACAGCTGAATTGAACAGTCCTATTTAATTCTTGAGCTTTTCTGAAAGCATAAATATTCAAAGACACATCTGCTTTTGATAAGTCTTTGCCATGTAATCCTCCACCTGTTACTGATTGTGCCATGTCGGATCCTAACTTTCTATTTGTTGCTCCTGAATCTACATCTAATCCTCCACTCCAATATCCGAGTGGATTTACTATCGCCTGTGGATAATCTTCGAGAATGTCTTCCTCTTCTGCATTGCTTTGGCATATTATCAGTCTATCACCATCCAGAATGTATTTTCCATCAAATGGATTCTTTGCATAAATGTCTTTAGCATAACTTGATAATTTTATCTCTTCTTCTGTTAATGGAACACCTTTGAATATGCCATTATCTCCACACCTAATCTTTCCTTTTTGATTTTTGGATAAATGCTCATCTTGTTTTACTACCTGTAAGTATAAATTCACATTACCTGCTATCCTTTTTACGATATTATCTATTTCATGGCTAGTAAATCGTTCTGATGTTTCTATGATAATATGGCATGTTCCATGTCCTACTAAAACTTCCACTGCTACTTTCGGATCATGTGCTTTGGTATATGCCAAGTCTACTATTGCTCCTGCTATCCTATCGGCTATTTTATCAGGATGACTTGGATTTACTTTTTCTATCATCTTTCTTCGCCTCCATTTCTATTCCATCTATTAACTTTATTGCTGTTTCTCCTGTTAAGGCTTCCCAACGAGCAATAATTACATCAACATACTTTGGATCAAGTTCTATCATGAAGCACTTTCTTCCTAACTGCTCACAGCTTATCAAAGTGGATCCTGAACCTCCAAAGAAATCAATAACATTTTCTCCTCTTCTACTACTATTCTTTACTAATCTTGAAATAAGCCTTATTGGTTTCATAGTTGGATGAACATCATTCTTTAATGGCTTATCTTCATGAATCACTGTTGTTGGAATCTTATCAGCTAGAATGTCTTCTATCATTTCTTTTAACTCTTCTTTTGATAACTTATCCAAGTCAGCTTTATCTTCGAACACTGTTGTCTGTGTTCTATCATCTATGAAGTAATGTCCTGCTCCCTCTTTCCAGCCATATAAACAAGGCTCATGCTTCCATTGGTAGTCTTGTCTTCCTAGAACTAATGCATTCTTTACCCACACTAAATTCTCTCTGACATCGCCTCCTGCATCTCTCAATGCTTTTCTGAAGTTATATCCCTCTGAATCTGCATGGAATATGTAGTATGCTCCTCCTGGTTTTAAAACCTCAAGCATTATTTGATAAAAGGCTAATAAAAAGTCGTAGAATGATTCATCATCCATGTTGTCATTAAGTATTTTACTTGGGCTGTTTTCATCTTTCTTGTATAACGATTCTCCGATCGGCACATAATTGACATTGTATGGTGGATCTGTAACACATAAATCCATTATTTCATCGCCTATAAGTTTCTGAATGTCTTCTGGGCTAGTGCTATCTCCACACATAAGTCTATGGTCGCCTAATTGGTAGACATCCCCATACTTTGCCTTTGGGATTTCTGGTAGTTCTGCTTCAACATCGAAGTCATCTTCCTGGAACTCTATGTCTTCCTGTGTGAAATCAAAATCATCAATGTCGAATCCTGCTATTGAAACATCGAAATTCAAATCATCAAGAGCTTTTATCTCTTGTTTTAAAATTTCATCATCCCATCCAGCATCCAGAGCGAGTTTATTGTCGGCTAGAATGTATGCTCTCTTCTGTGTTTCTGTTAAATCTTCAACAAATAAACAGGGAACCTCTTCCATTCCTAGCTTCTGTGCTCCTAGAACTCTGCCATGTCCTGCTATTATTCCATATTCGCTATCAATGATAACAGGGTTAATGAATCCGAACTCTTTAATTGAATTAGCTATCTTTTCTACTTGCTCTTCACTATGTGTTCTTGCATTGTTTTCGTAAGGCTTCAGCTTATCTATTTTTACATTTTCGTATCTTCTCATTGTATCCTCTCTTTCCAAAAAACTCACGACAAATAATAAATTGTGTGAATGTAGGTGGGCTGTGGGTGTAGTTTTGATATAAAAAAAATTACATTTAATGGTGGGGGGTGTCTTTTATTTCCCTGCCACTATCTCCTGTAATTCTTCTCTTGGTATTTCTCCTGCTTCTGCCATTTCATGATGGTATCTGCATAAAGTAATTAAATTATCACTGTCTAATCGTTTTGAATAGTCTTCATTGATTGGTGTGATATGATGAACCTCTAAATCGTTATAGCTGTAACGGTAGTTAGTATTATACTTTCCTGTTAAGCATACCTGACACAGGTTCTTATCTCTCTCCCTGATCTGTCTTCTCTTTTCTATCCACTTATTGGTATTCCTGAACTTACTTGCTTCCGACTTTTTCTTATCATTCTGCCTCTTGCATACCTTATCGAAGTCATGAATCTTTCCACAGACCGAGCAAGTCTTCATCATAATTCCACATCCTTTATTGCATAAAAAAACTACCTCTTCGGTAGTCTTCTACTTTATCATAATATCACAGGTTGAACTATATTTTGCTGTAATCTTACTGTAATTTACTATAAATTTTTATTTTATCTCCTGCACATCGAATCGTTATCAAATGTCATATCATAATCGCCTATAAAATAATCATGATTTCCTGATACTGTATTGCATTTAATTATTGTTATATTGTAGGCATTTGATTTATAAATCTTGGTACCACCATCTTTTAATGTTTCGGTATTTTCCATTAAGTCTGTCAAATGTTTTATTCCATCATCAGTTGTTTGCCATGCTTTTGAGATGTATTCTTTTAATGTTACTATATTTCCATCTGAATTGTAGTAAATCTCATCTAGACTACTTGATAAATAAATAATTCTTTCATCTCTCTCTAAATAAATATTGAATTTATTCAAATCTTGAGTTGATGATTTTACAACTTCTATTTTTTTATCTGTATTCAATGTATCGTTGCCACATACTGCTGGTGGTGGACATGAATTTGCTGTTTTAAACTTGGTTACATTCTTTCCATTCCCACAGTGAAATGTATCAACTAAAATTCCAGCTTTTCTTCTGCAATGTGTTTCAATTCCTATAATTGGATTATTATTAAATATTAAGGCTTGTAACGAATCCAATAAAACTATACCTACCAAACACCCAATAACAATTAAAGTAATCTTAATTCCTTTTTTCATTTTTTCCTCCTAATCCTGAAAATATTATAACATAAAAAAAGGCTTTTGGGTTAGCCTTTTAATCGAACTTTCTGTATATCATATTTTTTTATCTTTGTGAAGAAACTTTGCATGAAATGTATCTTTTTATGTATGAAATGCATTAATTATTCTTTTTTAATTCATTTTTTAACTCTTTAACCTTAATTCTTAACCTTTTATTTTCTTCTCTTAATCTTTTTATCTCTAATGGTTCTCCCATCTTATCAATGAGCTTTTCAAAGCAATGTTCCTTTGTATATTCTCTTAAGACTTCATATTCGGTTTCAAGTTTATTGTATTTGCGAAGTAGTTTTATGTATCTGGTTAATCTTTCCCAGCTATTCATTCTTTTGTCGATGCTAGTTGCCTCTGGTGTTTTTTAAAAATACTACTTTCGCTCATACACATTTCTCTGGCTATTTCATCCCAACTTTTAAATTGAATGTATCTTTTTGTAAAAATAAGTCTTACTTCTGCTTTTTCAATATTGGCTATGTATAATTCAATTTTAGTAAGCTCTTTTAGTGATCTGGCTCTTCGCTTTTCTAATTTGTTTTTGAGGTTAATAATCAACATTGCTTTTTGCTCTACTGGATTTCCTACTCCTGATCCATGAGGCATTCCTGTAAGTGCTGGACTTCCTACCAGACCATTCATAAGTTCTTTTATTTGTGATTCTAACTCATTTATTTCCATTGATAAATGGTAGTATTTTGATAACTCTTTCTTATTCATTTATTACCTGCTCTTTCTTCCAATCGAGCACATGGCACATTCTTAACATCTGATTTGCTCTGTGTCGAATATTGTCGATTGTTTCTATTATTTCCTCTTCTGTATGACAAATGTAAAAGCCTCCTGTTCTTCCACTAATGCTCCCAACTATTAAATAAAATTCTTTATTCTCTCTTATGTTTTGAATTATCTTTCGTAAGGTCTTATCACTATGTATTCCGAATATTCTTCTTAAGTCTTTGTTTTTTATTAAGTGGTCTTTACCTATGTGATTGGTTATCAGGTAGTTGTAAACTCTCTCTTCCACCACTATCTCCTATTGCTAATGATTCATTGGCTGGAATCATCTTCTGTCTGTATTCTTCCATATCCTTTTGAAACCATTCAGGAATCACACCTGTATTTAACCACATCATTGCTTTTTCAAAGTTTCTGCTCTGTTGTTCTGGAGCTAATTCTCCATATGATCCATACTTGAAATATCCATCTTTCCACATTAGATCTAAAATTTTAAAGTTTTCATTTACTAATTCTTGCTCACATAAAGCTTCAAGCTCTATGGCATTTGGCATCATTTTATTTTTTATTTTTAAAATCATTGAATAAAAAGGTTCGAACTCATAATCTTTAAATCTTTCATACCAATCGGCTATTTCCTCTTGGTTCATATTAGTGCGATATAAAGAAGTTAATGTCTTAATGCATTTGATGAATTCTATCTGTGTCATTAATGTTTACCACTCCTTTCCCTTTCAAGTCTTAATGCCTCATCTATTTCTGCCATGCTTATATCCTTTAAAGTTCTATTAGGGTTAATTACTAAATACTCATCATTCCAACATTCTTGATTAAACCAGGTCGATCCATGCTTTATAAATTGAGTTTCTATCTTCTGGTCTTTTATGTAATCAAGGTATGCATATAATCCATTTAAAACATCATCATAATTAGCACCTTTTTTTCTTGCTACTATGTAATGCCTTAATGCATCCTTTTTGCTGTTTTTTCTTGGATAAAGTTTCCATAAATATTCAAATTCATTATTAAGTTGTTTTGTTGTTAATGATTTATCATTAATAATTTCTATCTCTGAATCTTTCTCTTTATCTTCTTCTCTATTCTCTGTTATCTGATCTCTATTATCTTTCTCTTGTATCACATTGTTATCACATTGTAATAACTTTTTTTTGCTTCTCCATTCTCTCATTGCCTTTGCACTTGAGGTTTCACTTCCTACCATTTCTTCATACTTTGATATTCTTAATGTTCCATCTTCTTGTTCATAAATAAGCCCCATTTTTCTATAAAGTGACATGGCTACATTTACTGTATCAATATCAAAGTATTTGCAATCTCTCACGACCTTTTCGGCATTGAAAGGGACTATTACTTCCCCTATCCTGGTTTCTAATTTTCCATCGTTATTAGCTGTACTTAAGCATAGCATTTGGTATAAAACCACATACTGACATCCATTTGTCTGGGATAATAAAAAGTCGATGTCTTCTCTGTTAAAGAAGTCTGTTTTTAGCTTTATCCAATAAAACTTTTTATTTGCCATCTTTTTTCTTACCAATTATCGAAATAATGATAATCGTGGCACAGATAATCAAAGTTATTATTATTCCATCGCTCATTTGGTATCCTCCTCTATGTAGTTTCTTCCTATTAATTTTATGAAGTCATCCCTGCTGTGAGTTTCTTCATACTTTCTTTGGCATGTTTGTTTCAGAAAAACATCTAATTTATGTCCTCTGGATCCATGAACACCATTTGTTCCCTGGTGATGCTCTTGGCATAGCCAGACTTTGAATCCATGCTTCTCACTTATCTTTCTTCTTCCAACTCCAAAGTAAATGTGATGATCGTGTAACCCTATTGGTTTATTACAAATAAAGCATTGTTTTTTATTCTGAATAATACTCTTCACTTGTTTCAATTCCTAACTCATTAGCCCAAGCTACTATTATGTCAACGACCTTTGTCATTTCTTTGGTATCCATTTTTGATGTCCCTATAAAGCATTTATACACTATAAATTCTTTCCCATTTTCTACTGTAGGTCTTACTACTCGAACTGCTCTGAAGTTCTTTTTTAGTTCATCCTGGACTTCAGGTGTTCCTAATAAATAAATGTATTTTGCATTCGCTTCTTCTAAAGCTAACGAATAAATCTCCACCTCATCTTGGTTTATTGACTCATGGTGTGCTATTTCATGGATTAAAGCCCACATGTATTTATTCTGCTGTAATGTCCTTTTATTCTTTACCTCTCGTAATTCAAGTGTATATTCTTTATCTAACTCTACATCTATGTCTGAAAAAGTATTCTCAATGAGAAGCATCTGATTCTTAATGTTTCTGAAAACTTGTTTTACTTTGACTATCGTTCTCATTAGAATGGTAAGTCATTATCAGTTAGTTCGATATTATCTCCAAAATCAGCGAACGGATCATCCTCTGCTGGTGCTTCTGGATAATCTGGCTCTGGTGCTTCTTCTCTTGATCTTGATTCTAAAAAGTCGAAGTCTTCTAATATTACATCTGTTATGTAGCCTGTTGTTCCATCTTGCTTTTCGTAGCTCTTATTTTGAAGTCTTCCTACTACTCCGAATCTATGACCTTTCTTAACATGATTGCAGATGGTTTCTGCTCTTTTATCCCATGCTACAACATTGAAAAAATCAGCATCGTATTCTCCATCTTTGTTTTTAAAGTTTCTTTGAACAGCTAACGAGAATCTGGTATAAACCTTATCAGAATCTGCTATTTGTTTTAATTCAGGATCTGCTGTCAGTCTACCTGTTATTTCTACTTTATTCATTTCCATCCTCTCCTAACAAACAAATTGCACTAAAATCAATAAAATCTTCTGCTCGTATGTTAAATTTAAAAAATTTCATTTTATCTTTTTGAGATTGAGGCTCATGATCCCTCATTATTCTTTGCTCTCCTTTTTCAAATAATTGTCGTAGCATCTCGAAACTTACAACAAATACTGCATTTTCCATTTCTTTTTTCATATCTTCTTCCATTATTTATCTTTCCTCTCCTCTAAATATTTTTTTACTAAATTTAGGCTTACCTCTTCATTGATTGGTAGGCTTATGTATTTTCTTGTATTTTCTCGTAGGTGTAATCCCTTTAAGAATTCTATCTCTACTCCATAACATTGCTGGTATCCGATTCTATATAAGTTGGTTTGGTATGTGACATACTCTTTGTCGAAGACACTTGTCCTCTTTATGTCTGCAATGCCTACTTTATCTCCATCCTTTAATATCAAATCAACTCTTCCAGCACTTACTGGCTTTCCATCCAGAAATAATACTATTGGAACTTCATTGTCTATGCATTCGAATCCGAATCTGTTTTTTAATAATTTATAATTTCTTAATTCTACACATCCTGGTTCATCAATGCTTCGCTTCTCATAATTTTCTATGGCTTCATGAACTTGAGTTCCATGAACTGATGCTTTATGTAGAATCTCTTTTGAAACTCCATCGTATTTATTTCCGAACTTTGTTTTTAGAATCTGTGTGATGCTAGGAAGAATCACTCCATTAAATAAATAAGTGTGTGACTCATCTATGTATTCAAGTGTTCCTCCTGCTATTTCCCACGATTCAATCATTTTTGTGTAACTGTTAAGTAGGCTGATTTTTTTCCTGTAAATGTTACATACTTATCATACATGTCTGGTTCTTCTTCTCTGAATTGCTTTTTATTGAATGTTTCCAAGCTGTCTTTTGCTTCATTGTAATGAATATGAAGTCCTGTTTCTTCATCTAAAATGTCAGTGATTCCTTTCTCTTCCATTCCTTTTAGAAGTATGGCTCTATACTCATCTCTCATCGCTGTATATTCTTTTAGCTTATCTTCTATTTCTATAATTGTTTCAACAGCACTTTTATGTAATGCTGGTTTTTCTCCAGGTATAATAACTAAATCATTCATTGGTATCTTCACTTTCCTTTCCCTTAATAATTTCTGATGCTTCTTTTAGATCTAATTCTGCGATCTTTTTCTTCTTATACTTTTTCATAATTTCCTGAAGTTCTTCTTTTGAATTTTCAAACAATTTCATGATTCTTTTCTTTTGAACTTCACTAATTGTTCCTGACTTTGCTGTGCTACTTGTTGTTGACTTTGTATAAGTTTTCTTTGGTGCAGGTTTGTCATCATCTCTTTCTGGATCATCTTTAGTTGCTACTAAAAATGTTGAAGCGAAGAAACTTTTCAATGCTCCTGTTTTAGCTTTATAAATTGCTTTATCGCCTTTATCAATTGCTAATCCTGAATGAATACTCTCTATATCGTATCCTGTATCAATATCAGTTATTATGTATTTCATTGTTGCAATAACTCCGAATGGTTGCTTTTCTGTTCCTGTTATACTTTGGATCTCTACCTCTGTTGAATCAAACTCTAATCCATGCTTACTAAATAATCCAATGAATAATTCTTTGTATTGTGCTTCACTGAAGTAATCGTAGTTATCATAATCGTTATGTGCTCCCTTTGGTAGTATTCCTTTCTCTGATAATTCTTTTCTTAAACCATTCTTTTTCTTTTGTAATTTAGAAATGTATTCTAGCTTTTCTTTATCAAATGTAGGTTCTTCTGGTATTTCAGGAAATTTAGGCATATTATTATCCATTTAATAAACCTCCTATCTTTCTTTCATCAATGTGAAAGTATCTTATGACATAATTCATTGCTACTAAATTTCGAGGGTATACCATCTTATCCTCTCTCATTTGTTCCTGAATTTCTCTTTTGATTTCAAGTGCTTTGTTCTTTCCAATGCATCCTATTTTTTTAATGTCATCTGTGGATGCCCAGATCTTATTCATTAGTTCACTCATCTCTTTGGTGCTTATGTTTCTACTCACAATAGCCACCTCCTGAAACGATATAAACCCTAGGCTGTTCTTTAATGTATTTCAAATTTAGACCAATTAAAAACAGCTCCATTATCATTACTGCTTGTGGTAATAAAAGTAATGCTACTTTTACCCATGTTTTTAGTTTTCGTTTTGGTTTCATTTTCCCTTTCCTTTCGTATTTTTGTTTTAAAGTTTTAAAGTTTCGCAGACTCTTTATTCCGAAATTTTCGGAACACAACAGTAAAAAAAATAAGGTGTCTTAATTCTTTTTTTTCTTTTTTTATACTACCTTACTACTAACTACTTCATTTTTTTACTGCTAACTACTTCTGTATCATCAGGAGCAAATCGCAAACTGTCTATGTCGACACGATATGCTTCAGCAATTTTTTTAGCCACTTCAATATTAGGAATAGTCTTGTATTTCTCATAATTATAAAGGGAATACTTACTAATTCCTATTAGCTTTGATGCCTCTTCAAGTGTCAAATCTAAATCAATTCTTTTAGCTCTTAATGATACCCTACTTCCAACTCTATTGAGCATTCGCCCTGTGCCTGAAAGTCGTGTCATTAGCTTTTCTACCCTCCTCTCTATGATTCCATTTTATTCCGAACTTTTCGTGATGTCAATACCTAAATTGTATCTTTTACGATTTTTTCGGAATATTTTACAAAAATCTTGTATTTTATTCCGAAATATTGTAAAATGTCTATGAAAGGAGAATATTAATGAATAGTTCTAAAAATAAAAGTAAGGTCATTCTAGCTAATAACATCCAAAGGTATATGGAAATTCAACACATTGATCGTAAAACTTTGGCTTCAAAGTTAGATGTTAAATACTCTACTCTTTGTGACTGGGTTAAACCGAATCATGCGAGTTATCCTAAAGCTGATATGATCCAGAAAATTGCTGACATCCTTGATGTGAAAATGTATTATTTATTAGAAGAACACGAAGATGATGATGTTGGTTTCATGGTTGACAAAATGTTAGAAACTAAAAACATCATACCTGTTCTTGGGAAAGTTCCTGCTGGTGTTCCTTATGAAGCCATCGAGAAAACCACCCCAGAAACCTATGAAACTATTCCTAAAAGTTGGCTTGTAGGCGACAGGAAGTATTTCGCCTTAACTCTTGATGGTGATTCTATGGAACCACTATATCACGATGGTGATACTGCTATCTTTCTTAAAAGTGCTACTTGTGAATCTGGTGATTGCTGTTGTGTTAGAATCGGACATGATGATGCAACTTTTAAAAAAGTCACTATATTAAATAATGGCATTTTGATATCTCCATTAAATAAAAATAATTCCTCTGGATTCGAAGAAACATTCTACTCTGCTGATCAGGTGGAATCTGAACCCATAGAAATTATTGGCATCCTGGTTGAGTGTCGACCATCACAGGTTATTAAGTAAAAATAAAACCTACTGCTTGAACAGTAGGCACTTGAAAACACCAAATAAAAAGTCTGCGAAACTTTAAAACAAAATACCAAACGATATAATGTAATGGGGTTTCCTGTTTCATTATATCACTTTTTAGGAAATTATACAAGAATTCGGCTATTTGAAAGGAAAGTGATATTATGCCAACATACAAATCGAATAAGCCTACCAAAGATGGAAGGGCTTGGTTTTTTAAAATTAGTTATAAGGATAATCTGAATAATGTTCAGAAATTTGTTAGTAAAAAATACAAGACTAAAGGTGAAGCAAGTGACGAAGAACGAAAGTTCTTAAATAATCTGGATGAAAATCGAAAGGCTCCTGTTGATATGACTATTGGGGAGCTCTGGGATGAATGGATGGAATATCAAAATAAAACTGTTAGGACTTCAACTAAAATGGGCTATAAACATACGAAGCCTTATCTGGCGAATTTATTTAATATCAGGTGTGTGAACTTTACTCTTCAGCATTATGAAGAATGGAGAAAGGAACTTGCCAAATGTGATAACTTGAATAATGTTTCAAAAAATGATAAGCAGAAAGTATTAAGGGCTCTTCTTAATTTTGGAAGAAAGCATTATGATTTTAATTTCTATCGTATTACAAGTATGATTAGAAAATTTGACGATCCTGATGCTGTTCCTGAAGAAAAGCAAGTCTACTCTCCTGAAGAATTCAATAAGTTTCTAGCTGTTGAAGACAAGCTTCGTTTTAGGATTCTATGGCTTACTTTGTATTACTGTGGGCTTCGTATTGGAGAAGCTCGAGGGCTTCAGTGGAAGGATGTTGATTGGGATCAAAAAACTATCTGGATTAATAAGCAGGTGCAAAGCATCGACAACTATGATTCTAACTTCTTTATTGCTCCTCTGAAAACTCCATCAAGTAATCGTAAGCTTCCCATGTGTAATGCTCTTTATACTGAAATGAAGAAGTATTATGACGAAGTATCTCAATTTGCTAATTTCACTCCTGAATTCTATGTCTTTGGTGATGACTTTGGCTTGATGCCTCTACCTTATGCAAAGGCTAGAAGAAGAAAGTGTGTTGTTGCAGATGGAGCTGGTGTTAAACGAATCAGGCTTCACGACTTTAGACATTCCTGTGCTTCTTTGTTAATTCATAAAGGTGTGCCTATTCCAATGGTTTCAAAGTATATGGGACATGCTAGTGTAATGGAAACCTTAAATACTTATACTCATATGATGGCTTCTGATCTTCAAAGTGTTTCAGCTACTTTTGATAATCTTGGCGATATTGGAATCTAACGATTCCTTTTTTAATGAAAAAAATACCTATAAAAGGTATCTAAAAGGTATCTAAAGTGCTTTTTTGGGGGTTAGAATACAAAAAAGTTGTATCCCAGAAAAAACTCGCAAACCCTTATATTTCCTGGGCTCACGAGCATTATTTACCACAACATTGCTTATATTTCTTACCACTGCCACATGGACATGGATCGTTTCTACCTATTTTAGGTGATGCCTTTTTAGGAGCATTCTTTGCTTTTTCTTTTCCATCATTTGTGTGTATATTTTTATGTTCAACTCTTTCTAAGTTTTGTCTTACTTCTGCTTTTAGTAAGAATGTTGTTACTTCTGCATTTATAGCTGCTAACATATCATCAAATAATTGAAATCCTTCTAAAGCATAAACTTGCAATGGATTTGTTTGAGCATATCCTCTTAAGCCAACACCCTCTTTTAAGTTTTCCATTGCGTCTAGTTGATCCATCCAATGTTTATCTATTACTCTAAGTGTTATTGCTTTTTCAAAATCATTTTGAATTTCTTCTGGTACATCTTTTAATTTATTATTATAGTCTTCAACTACTATATCATAAATATAATCTATTATTTCTTCTGGAGATTTATCTTTTATTTCATCTAGTTTAATTTTTTTAGATTTTAATAGATTACTATTAAAATGTTCCATTATATTATCTAAATCATTTGAATTAAGTTCACCTTTCTCTGATCTATGAGAGTTTACTACATTTTCAACATATTCTCTAAATGTTTGCATTACTCTATCAGTAATACTATCTTTATCTAATATTTCATTTCTTCTTTCATAGATTATTTCTCTTTGTTTACTTATTACATTATCATAATCAAGTAAACCTTTTCTTCTATCAAAGTTAAATCCTTCAACTCTTTTTTGTGAAGCTTCTATATTACTAGATATCATTTTATTGCTTATAGCTTGATCTTCTGGTAAACCAAGTGAATCCATTATTGATTTCATTTTTTCAGAACCAAATTTAACCATTAAATCATCTTCCATAGAAACATAGAATATTGATGTTCCTGGATCTCCTTGTCTTCCAGAACGTCCTCTTAACTGATTATCAATACGTCTAGAATCATGTCTTTCTGTACCTATTACATATAAGCCACCAAGTTCTTTAACTCCTGGACCAAGTTTAATATCTGTTCCACGACCAGCCATATTTGTTGCGATAGTTACAGCTCCTTTATGACCAGCATTTTCAATTATATGAGCTTCTCTTTCATGATTCTTTGCATTTAATAATTCATGTGGGATTCTTCTTTTATTTAAAAGTGAACTTAATGTTTCTGACATTTCAATAGAAGCAGTACCTACTAATATAGGTTGACCTGTTTTATGAATCTCAGCTACTTTATCAGCTACTGCATTAAGTTTACCTCTCATACTTGAATATATTAAATCTGTTAAATCTTTTCTTATAACTGGTACATTAGTAGGGATTTGTATAACATACATATTATATATATTTCTAAATTCCTCTTCTTCTGTTTTAGCAGTACCCGTCATACCAGAAAGTTTATTATACATTCTAAATAAATTTTGGAATGTAATTGTTGCAAGTGTCTTAGTTTCACTATTAATAGTTACTCCTTCTTTAGCTTCTAGTGCTTGGTGAAGACCTTCACTAAATTGTCTTCCATGCATTAATCTTCCTGTAAATAAATCAACTATTATAATTTTATTATCTTGTACTACATAATCAACATCTTTTTTAAATGTATAATTAGCAGATAATGCTTTATCTAAATTATGTACCATTACACTATTCTTTATATCATATAAATTATCTAAATTAAGTAACTTTTCAGCATGTTTAACACCTTCTTCAGTTAGTGTTACTTTTTTAGTTTTTTCATCAATTACATAATCATCTGGTACCATACTTTTAGCTACTCTATCAGCAGTTTTATATAAATCATCTGCTTTACTTATACCACCAGATATAATAAGTGGAGTTCTAGCTTCATCAATTAAAATTGAGTCAACTTCATCGACAATAGCAAAATTAAGCCCTCTTTGAACTCTATCTTCTTTTCTTACAACCATATTATCTCTTAGATAATCGAATCCAAGTTCATTATTAGTTGTATATGTGATATCACATTCATATTGTGCTCTTTTTTCAGAAGGAGACATTTCTTTTTGATTAGAACCTACTGTTAAACCTAAAAATTCATGAACTTTACCCATCCACTCAGCATCACGGGTTGATAAGTATTCATTAGCAGTTACAATATGAACGCCTTTTCCTTCTAATGCGTTTAAATAAGCAGGTAAAGTTGATGTTAATGTTTTACCTTCACCAGTTTTCATTTCAGCAATATTACCATAGTGAATAGCAAGACCACCAATTAACTGTACATGATATGCTTTTTCACCTAAAACTCTATATGCTGCTTCTCTAACTACTGCAAAAGCTTCAACTAAAATATCTTCTAATGTTTCTCCATTAGAAAGTCTAGTTCTAAATTCATCAGTTTTACTTTTTAATTCTATATCAGTTAGTTTTTGCATTTCTTCATCTAATGCTTCTATTTCATTAGCTAACTTTTCAAATCTTTTTAATTCTTTAGTTTCATGATCAAATAAATTTTTAAATAATCCCATTTTCTCACCCTTGCAAATATTGTACCATAATTGAATTTATATTGAAATAATAAATTTCCACTAGCATAGCTAGTGGTTTTTAATTTACGCCTAAAAGGCTTTACTATTAGCCATCACTAAAGTGATAGTTTGACTGCCAAAAGCGTTTATCACCCGCTACCCTTTAAAAGGGTCA